GGCTGCCTTCTTCTACAGTTACTATGTAGGGCAATTTTATTCCAGTTGGTTCACCATTAGAACCAACTTCTTCGAAACCTTCTAAGTCTAAATTTACATGACACTCTAACAGAGTATACATTGTTTCTTGTTTACCGACTTTTTTAGTTCCATCTAATTCTTTTTCTTTTTTCTCTACAGAGTTTTGTTCAACATTTCCTGGAGGAGATAATTCTATATCTCTATAAAAACCATTAACTTGTTGTTTTCTTAATTCATTTTCAGACATTTTAATAACGTGTATTACTGACTCTGCATCATCAATTGAAGTTGCAGTGTAAGGCACTACTAATTCATCAGCTGGTATAAATTTAGAAACTACTCTACCTAACGGTACATCGTAGTAAACTTTTTTAAACGTAGACCCTGAAAGTGGCAAATGAAATAACATAGAGTCAAACTCTGCTTCATATTCTTTCATCTGATCCATTATTAAATAATTCATAAAATCTTTTACACGTGTTGCTTGTTGTTCTGTTTGTGGATTTTTAATTCCAATAACTTGTGTTCTTACCGGTCCATCTGCTGGTAGTAACTCTTTGTAAGCTTGTGCTTGAAATTGTGTAACTGCTTCCGCTAACACTGGGTGTGTTGCGCCTGATGCACCTTGAAATGGTTCAGTTCTATTTTCATATTTAAATCCAAGAAGATCTAAACCTGTAGTATAAGATTGTTCCCAATCTTTTCTTGATGATTTATAATCCATATAGTTTTGAACCATGTCATTACCCACAGGTTCTAAAACATCGTCTGGTAAAAGTTCTGCTAAATTATCAAAATGATTTTCTGTGCCCGGTACATTTATAGCTCCCGGTTCATAGTCAATAGTAGCACCACCATCTTCTTCCGGTATTACTTCTACTGGTTCTCTTGAGTCTTGTTGTTCTTGTTCCTGAACAGCTACTTCTTGTAATTCCTCGTCTGAAGGAATCTCTTCTTTGTTTCTAGTGTTCGGGAGTCCTTTGTCTATTTCTGCCATTTAATACTCCTATATGTTTCTAGCACGATTTTTTAAAGACTGCAACCCTTGTGAATCAGGGTTCATTGATTCTACCTGTGGGCCCTCATCTATACCACCAGATAAACCAGCAATACCACCACCTGCAAAAGGTGTTAGCTCTGGTCCTCTTTCTTTTATTAAATTAAGATAATC